CTACACTAATTTAGATAATTATTCTAGCACAATTACTTATGAAGTAAAAAGCATGAACGAAAAAAATTTATACAACATACCAAACCCTGAAGAATATCAACAATGGCAAAAGTTAGAACTAATAGACAAAGCATTAGATGAGTTTTATTGGTATGATAGAGATGTATTTAAGCTTTACTATTACGAGGGTAATACATTATCAGGCCTTGCAAAAAAAACAGGTATAAGTAGAAACAGTTTATTCACGACTATTGACAAAGTAAGGGAACAACTAAAAGAATTACTAGATGAATAAATTCTTTGTAAGTGATGAGGTGTATAACGATAGGTTGAATATATGCAGGGGTTGTGTGTATTATTTCAAACCTACAGGAAGTTGCAAAGTATGTTTGTGTTTTATGAAAATCAAAGCTAGGATAGCAACTTTAGAATGCCCACAGTTATATTGGGGTAAAACAACAGAGATAGAACAACCTGATGATATACCACAAGAATTGATTGATGAGGTTTTAATGTTATGGGAAGATATTAAAACAGGTATAGCAAAGAACCAAGCAACCAAAAAAAGAATGATAACATTATACAACACAATATACGGTAGTAATTATAAAACGAACACAAGTTGTGGAACCTGTTTAAATGATTGTTTTAAAGGAATAAAAATAATATATGAAAAATACAAATAAAATACCTAATTATTATATAGGTAAATATTATAAATACGAAGCTAGAAAAGTTATAGCAGATTGGGAGTTAAGTTACAATGTAGGTAATTCTGTTACATATCTTTTAAGGTGTGGTAAGAAAACAGAAAATGGAATGAGCAATATAGATAAACATATTGAAGATGTAAAAAAAGCTATACACCATTTAGAATTTGAACTTGAAGAATTAGAGAAAAAAAAATTAAGTAAAATCAGATTAAACCATATTTAAATATGCTAGAATATGTTTGCAATGAATGTGGAAACACAAAAAACCTAACTAAAGCTACTCTAGAAGTTATAGATGGTAAGGTTAGAACAAGAGAAGCCCAATGCGAATGTGGTGCCTATATGCAAGAGATAGCAAAAAAGTTCGGTGGCTTTCCTAATATAAAAAGAACAGAACCAACACTATCAAATAAAAATGATAAGCTATGGACAAGAGCAAAAGAAACATTAAACTAAATATAAATTAATTCTATTATATACTATGAAACTAAAAATCAACCAGTTAAAACCAAACCCAACGAACCCAAGATTAATAAAAGAAAATAAATTTAAAAAACTTGTAAAGTCAATTAAAGATTTTCCTGAAATGTTAGAACTGCGACCTATAATCGTAGATGAAGATATGACAATTCTAGGTGGGAATATGAGATACAAAGCAAGTGTAGAAGCAGGGCTAAAAGAAGTACACGTAAAAGTAGCCAAAGGATTAACAGAAGAACAGAAACAAGAGTTCATTGTTAAAGACAATGTTGGATTCGGTGAATGGGATTGGAGTATATTGGCTAACGAATGGGATAATGTAAAACTAGGAGAATGGGGTATGGATGTTTGGCAACCTGAAAAAGAAGTTGACTATTCAGTATTAGATGACATAGACTTAGGTTCTACTTTAGATGATAAAACTTCAGCAGTAAAGAGAGGTATAGTCATAGAGTTTGAAGCTAATGAATATGATGAGGCTAATGAACTAATAACACAAGCTAGAAAAGATGGAAAGAATGTAGGTATTATTGTTTTAAATGCTTTCAGAAATTTATGATACCGATTTACATACCATCATATAACAGGGCAGAAACTATATGCACAACAAAATGGTTAGACAAA